TTGTTTAAAGGTTTTCTATTTCTTTTTTAGTTCTTTATAAATACGATTTAAATTAATCATTATGATTAGTTGTATAAATGTAGTTACCCAATAATAAGCGTGTTCCATAAGTTTTTTTTAGTTTAGTTTATTTAATTTATCGTTCAATTCTTTTAACTCTTTTTCTTTCTCCTCTATCTGTTGCTTTAAGGCATCTTTTTCGTGATTGCGTGGGATTAAAACCCCATAGAAACTGTGATTAATAGATTCTAAAGTTTGAGTGCAAAATAATTTTGGCGAATGATATTTGAATTTCACAATATATGTATAATTCCATTCTATAATATCTTCAATATCGTAACCTGTTGTTGTCTTTCCCTCGAATTTATGCTTTACATTGTTCACAGAAGAATATTCTTCTACCAAAGAACAAATGCGACCATCTTCTCCTAAAAATACAGCTTCTCCGTTTTTAAAATTTGGAGTCCCTGTCAAATTATTATTACTTTCGAAATTATTAGTAATATATGGATAGCGTTCGAATGAAAAAAGAGAAGTTATATTAACCCCCAATTCTTTTAATCTCGGTTCAATCTCATTTAGCCATTGCTCCTGCGTGCAAGGCATTGATAGTTTTTCTTTTGGTGTCATTTTGTTTGTTGTTTAAGTTATATAATTTGTTAATTGTTTTTTTGGTGCTTGTTAAATGTTTGCATAATTTTTTAGTAAAGTTTCATGCACTTTGTCCAGTTAAATCGTTAAAAAACTGGACTTTTAAAAATCAAATGCTCCGAGTCTGTTAATTGTTGGATTCTCTTTTTGGTTTTCACCCCTTAGTTTTTTAGCCATTACCTCATACCATTTAGCTTTGGCCAAATCCCTTTCGACTGGTTGGTCTGGTTTGTCGCCAAGTCTCATTCTGTATTTAAAGGCGTTCATTTCGCAAAAGGCAATGTATTTCTCAACGCCCCAGATGTCAAGCATCATTTCAAATACTTGCTTATCGCCTTTTTTGTAATAGTCTGGATTGATGTCGCTCATGCTCTAAATAGTTTGTTGTAACTAAACTCAAATGTAATGCCCCAGACAATGCAAAAAATGCAAGCATCCAAAATGCCGTACGTTGGAACGTACATAACAACGGCCAAAGATATAAAGCCAAGCATTAATCCTTTAGCCAAATGCCATCCATCTGTCAAAGCCGATAGCATAGTGCTTGACAAAAAGAAACTTTCGCCGTTGCGAATGTCTCCATTTTTCCATTTGTTTTTCCAACTGATTCGCCAATCCCAGAATTGTTGATTTTTAAAGTTTCTAAATATGGAAACATCGTATCTGGTTGACAAAGTGTCCATTAAAGCGTTGCACATTGATGCTAAAATTATAAAAATTATACTCATAGTCCTAAATTTTGGTTAATTATTTTGCTATTTAAAATTTTAAATGGAGTTTCTTTGCCTTTGCCAAATAACTCTCGTTTGATTCGCCTATCGTATTGCTCCCAGTCATCGTGAGTGGCCATAATTTTGATATGTTTAATCACATGCCCCATTTGACAAATCAATTCGTAATATTTAGGATTCGCCATTTTCTTTGTTTACTCTATAAACTAAATATTCAGACTGAGTCAATTTGCGCCCCTCTACGCTAATAACTCGCACCGCACCACTACTTGGCTCACTTCGCCATAGTTCGTCAAACTCGGCAAGCAATTCACGTGTTCTCGACCATTCTTTCGGCTCTGGTGCTTTCTTATATTCTTTTTTGTCCATTATTTTGGTTGTGATGGCTTTGACTTGCTCAATTATTTCGTCCGATGGCTTGTTTTCCAGATAGCTTTGTTCCCACTTCTTATATTTTTCTTGAATAGCCTCTGACTCAACTTGCTCCTTTGCCTTTTTTAAATCGTTTTCAAATCTATGCAAAATTTTAAAAATAGTGGTAATGTCAAATGAATGAAACAACTCAATTTCGGGATATTTGCCCATTTTAAAGTTGTTAAACGCCATGACGATGTGTTGCACAGACCAATAGTAATATTCAGAATAAACCATTTGCGCAGCTTCAGCAATCTGGCTTTCGCTCATGTTCTTAGAAACATTCAAAGAAACGATTAAGCCATCGATTGTGCGTTCAATTACCTTTGAGACAAAGCCATCGCCCTGCTCTTTTCTAATCGATGCCAATGGAGTCGGACTGCTCGTTATTAATTCTTTTATCGTTCCCGAATACAACTTCGGCAATGTACTGGTCGGCTTGTCTAATGCGTTGCTCGACTGCATTTCTGTTCTTTTCAAATTCTGATTTTCCATTTTTTATAGTTTGATTGTCCCTTTTTTCCCAATTTTTGATGGCAGCCGCCCAGTTTAGATATTTAACTCCTTTGGACTGCGAATATAGCAAAGCGCTTTCATAATACTTAGCAAGTTTTTCTCGTTCCCAATCTGGGAACGCCTCTTTAAATATTTTTTTTCAAAATAAATAGAGTTTTCAAATGAATGTTTTTTAGTGAGAGCCAATTCAACAGAATTGGTATTTACTTTTACTTTACTTCTATTTACTTTACTTATCTTTACTTTAGATGCGTTTCGTACATGTTCGGAATGTGTTACATTTTCTGCAACATTCTGATTTTCACGCCATTGTTTCAGACGTTCTGCGCTTTTTTCTTTTTTTATCTTATAGTTTTCACTAAACTTTAGCAATTGTTTGTTGAAACTTTCGCCATTGTTTGACGATATTAGTCCAATACTTTCCATAAACGACCAACATTTGTCCAACTTTTTTCCAATATTAAGTTGCTTTTTTAGCACCGCAGTTTTGATTGGCTTTTCTTGTTGGGCAAACTTTTCTAAGGCAGTATAAAACAAGCCGAGACCCTCATAGCCATAAGCCATGAATAGTTCTGTTACCTTTTCGTCATTAAAGGAGTTTGAATCGTGTAAAAAATATTTCATGGATGTAAAAAAATAAAGCCCAACAAGTCGAGATTGTTGGGCTAAGGTTAGTAGTGATTAACCTTTAAATAATTTCACTTGTTCTCGACTTCAAATGAAATTATATTGAATTCAAATATCGGTAATTAATCCAATAAAACGAAATTAATGCCCGATATTTTTAAAACTTTTACTTTACCAGTCTTAGCCATGTGATAAGACCACTGAGTTGTTTTATTATTCTTTTTAGCGTACTCGCTAAAGCTAATCAATTTGGAAATGTCTATTTTCATGCTCAAATATATTATAAATTTTACAAATTACAAATAACAAGGTTTCTGGCCTCATATTTTTTTAAATAAACTGACTGGTCAACGTCATCGTATTTAACCGAGACAAGTGCCTTGTTGCCCATGCCATAATAGTATGCAGCCAAACGAATAACAAAAGACCTCTGTACATTAAATTTAGCCGCAGTTATTTTGACGCTATTATTCTCAGCTATCAAAGACTCAATTATTTTAGCGTTGCGTTCCAAATTGTTTAACATAAAAAGACGTTTGGTCTGCTATTACTTTAATTGCGTCAATGCGGTCATATAATGACTCCAAATACTTATTGAGTTCGTCAATGTCTTCGGTTATTTTGTAGCCGTTAGACGATGCAATAATGTTTGGAGCGGTTGTGCGTCTCAAATAGTTCATTATCACTCGAATTCTGGAGTCGGCCAAATCAAACTCAGTGTCATTACCAGAGCGCTCAAAGATTAATTTCCTCAATTGCTTGTTAGTGTAAAATTTATTTGTTTTTCTTAACACTGCCTCAATGAATTTAGCGCATCGCTTCTCATTGTCTGTGATTTGATAGGTTAACTCCTCAAATAATGCTATCATAAATTTAGTTCTAAGTTTTCGTTTGGTTCTGGGATGTAAACGTTTAAAAATTCAGTTGCCCACTGCTGCACCTCTGCAATGAAATCCATGAATTGACTTGTTGAAAGTTCACTGGTGCTTTTGATTCGCTCGATAAACTCGCCATCTGTGTTTGATTCGTTTGTCTTTAGGAATCTAAACTTCAATAAGTCGTGAACTTGCTCATTGTTTCGATAGTTTTCAAAGCCTGCGTCAATCAATCCCGCTTTAACAATAGGCAAAACAACGCCATGATAATAAGCATTTTGGTTGTTTGAACGCTTTTTGGTGTTTTTGTCTAAGATAATCGAAACCTCTTTGCCGTTTAACGATTCAATGTGAGCGTCAAACATGCTTTTGTTTAAAATCCTCAGACGGCCGTCTTCAATTTTACCAATGTATTTAGCTTTCATATAAATAAAGAAAGTAAAATGCCTGCAATCATTGGTAAAATAATAAACACAAATGCTAAAACCGAAATAAACCACAATAATTCGGCAAAAAATTCTATTGATTTTTTCATAACAATTCTTTTAAATCTATTTTTAAAGCCTCCGCAATTTTAACCAGTGTGCCGATAGTCATGTTTTTACCTTGCTCAACTCTCTGGTAAGTGCTGCGATTTAATTTGTTCTCGAAAGCGAATTGCTCGGCTGAATTATAGCCAAGTTCAATTCGTCTGTTTCGAATTTTGATATTAATTTTATTTAAGTCCATCCGCTAATAAATTAATCATTCT